TATGTCTCTGTTAACCTTTTTTGGAACACTACTTGCTGAATTATTTTTACCAAATGAAAGTCTTGCATGATCTTGTTGGTTTATAAAAAACATCATATAATGGCCTTGGTTACCAAGGCCTGGATCAGCCATTACATCTAAGGGAAAAGTAAAATGTTGAACATTAGGCGTTGGTGCCAGAGGAAGTTGATCAGAAGTGTTTGTCTCACCATATCTTGGTGTGTGCCTCACATTAGGTATATTGTTTGATATTTTTCTATATGATGTGTTAATAGCTTGTTTAGCTACACCTTGAATGTAAGAAATTAATGCCATGTATAAATAATCCTGTATAACAGTTTAAACTATTTATAAGACAAGAGTATGGCATATAGCGGAAAATACATACCAATTAACCCCAAAAAATACAGAGGGGATCATTCCAAAGTGATATATAGATCATTATGGGAACGTAAACTTATGGTATACTGTGACAACAATAAGTCTGTATTAGAGTGGGGAAGTGAAGAAGTCATAATACCCTATATGTCTCCTTGGGATGGCAGAGTACATCGTTACTTTCCTGACTTTTATATGAAGGTGAAACAAGCCACTGGTGTTACTAAAAAGTTTATCATTGAAGTAAAGCCCAAGTACCAATGCCAACCCCCAACTAAAGCACCAAAACGTAAAACCAAGAGATGGTTGAATGAAGTCAAGACATGGGTAATTAATGAAGCAAAATGGAAATCTGCAAATGAATTTTGTTTAGATCATGGTATGGAATTTAAAATTCTTACTGAAGATCACCTTAATATAAAGTATAAATAGTCTTATGGCACAAAGTAAATTTATACAAAGCGTAGTAAAAGCATCAGGCGGTAGACCAAAATCTACTCAATGGTATCGTGAGAAAATTAAAGAATTTGGTAAGCCAGGGGCTATGGACTTAATTCGTGATGGAAAACAATCTCGTACTCCACACTATGGCAGAATAAATATGTTTTTCTATGATCCTAAAGGAAGAAAGACATTACCTTATTATGATACATTCCCACTAGTATTACCAATAGAAAATTATCCAGATGGATTTTTAGGAATTAACTTTCACTACTTACCTATACCTTTAAGATTGAAGTTATTAGATCGCATAGTAGATTTTAGTAACAATACGAAGTTTGACGAAAGCACAGTAATTAATGCAAACTATTCACAACTAAAAAATATAAGAGAAATTAAACCAACCCTCAAGAGATATCTAGCAGGAAGAGTCAAGACAAGATTTCGTAGAGTTGATGCTGATGAGTTTACAGTAGCTGCACTCTTACCCATCGCAAGATGGAAGAATGGCAGTCAGGCTGAGGTTTATAAAGACAGTAGGAAAATGATCTAATGGCATTTCAATTGGCATCAATTGTAGAGACAACAGCACTTACATTTTTGGATGAAGCTTTATCTGAGTATAGATCAAAAGATGGATTTGCTAAAACCAATCGTTGGGAAATAGTGATAACTCCGCCCACAGGAAATAGGGGTGGTGGCCGTGGTAATGTCTTTGCACCAATTATGGGTGCAAATACTGGTGCAGGTGTTACTAAAAAAGTTAGTCTTATGTGTGAGGCTTTCTCTTTTCCTGGCCGCAATCTAACTTCTACACCAGATTCTAATTTATATGGGCCTGAAAGAGAAATGGTAGATGGATACACCTTTGGTGATGTGTCTTCTACTTTCAGACTTTCATCAGACATGAAAGAAAAACAGTTTTTTGATACGTGGCAGAGGCTTGCATACAGCCCTCAAGACTTCTCCATAGGATATTATTATGATTATGTTGGTGAAATAAGACTTTATCAATTAGACGAACAGGATCGCAGACGGTATGGTGTAAGACTATTAGAATGTTATCCAAAAACAATAGACCAAATGGCAGTAACTCAAGGAGCAGGTGATATACAAAGAGTTAATGTAACATGGGCCTACAGGTATTGGTTATCAGAAACTGATGAAGCTAATGCACCAAGACCGCTTAATGAAACACAAAACAACAATATATCTAAAAATAATACTGGATTTCTACCAGCTGTACTTAGATATTTGACTTAAAGGATGAAAAATTATGGCACTACCCAAACTAAACACTCCAAAATATGAATTGGAACTTCCATCAACTGGAGAAAAAATTAAATTTAGACCATTTTTAGTAAAAGAACAAAAAATACTAATGATGGCACAAGAAAGCGACAATGAAACTGAAATTACTGATGCTATTGCAACAATAATTTATGCTTGTACAGATGGTATAGTTGATGCAAAAAACTCTCCACTATTTGATGTAGAATATGTTTTTCTACAACTACGAGCTAAATCTGTAGGTGAAACAGCAAAGTTAAAAATTAAATGTCCAGATGATGAAAAAACTTTTGTTGATGTTGAAGTTAAACTAGATGAAATTTCAGTACAAATGACTGACGATCATTCAAATGAAATTAAGATTACAGATGCTATCAAAATAGTTATGAAATATCCAGTTTTAAATGATATGAGAAAAATGGGTGGAGCTGACAAAGAAGTTGACAATGTGTTTGGACTTTTAAAATCATGTATATGGGAAATACATGATGGTGATACTGTTTACAATAAAGTTGATATGACTGCAAAAGAAATTGAAGAGTTTGTTGATAATTTAAATACTGTCCAATTTGAATCTCTGATGGATTTCTTTAAAACAATGCCAAAACTACGTCATGCAATTCCTGTGACAAATCCAAAAACAAAGAAAAAGAGTGAGGTAATGCTGGAGGGCCTCGATAGTTTTTTAGCGTAATCCTTTCACATGATAATTTATTTAATTATTATAAAACTAACTTTGCAATGATGCAACATCATAAATATAGTTTAGCAGAGTTAGAAAATATGATACCATTTGAAAGGGAAATATATTCGGGATTGTTACAACAATATATTCGTGAGGAAAATGAAAGAATAGAAAGAGAAAATCAAGCAAATAAAGGTTAAGGAGATTATCATGGCTGCACAGAAAAAATTAGCTAAAGATTCTAAATATGCACATTTAGATAAAGATGGTGATGGTATTATAACTGATGAAGAAATGATGATGGAAGAGCGAATGATTGAGTTAGAAGATAAAAAAAATGATATGGAAAATGAAGATAAGAAGCAAGATGCACAACGTAACATGGCATGGTTTGCTCTTAGTGGCATGTTGCTATATCCATTTGCAGTTGTAATAGCTGTCTGGTTTGGTTTAGATAAAGCAGCAAGTATTCTTGGAGATATGGCTGCCGTGTACTTTGTGTCAGTTGCTGCTATTGTTGCCGCATTCTATGGTAAGGAAGCCATTGCTGCAAAGAAAAATGACTCAATACAGGTCAAGAAAACAAAATAGGTAAACCAATATGGCCGAAGAAAAACCAGCATCTAAAAAAGACTTTAAAGACGTAATTGGCAGTCTTGCTTCAGCACAAGCAGCTGCTGATGAAAAAAGAGCAAGAGAAGATCAGATAAAATTCAATGAAACTTCTGTACGTTTTATGGAAATTGGAAAAGAATTAAAGACAGCAAATGCAACTAAAACTTTAAAGTTAGAAGAAGAAAAAGCAAAACTCCAACAGGAGAGGGATGCTGCTGCAGCTAAAATTGGAACAGGAAAACGTGCTATTGAAATTCAAAAAGAGGCACTAGAATTACAGAAAGCTGAAATAGAGGCAACAGGTGGTGTAGCAACAGATAATAAAGAATATAGAATTGGACAATTAAATGTTAGGAAAGAAGAACTAGCTCTTAGAAAACAAGGTGCACAAGGGAAAGCAGCCAGAGAAGAAATTAGAACAGAAGAAAAACAACTGAGAGATGATAGATTTAACGAGTATCTTGGCCCAGGCTCTATTTTAGCCAAAGGATTTTCAGGCCTCAAATCTACGTTAGGTAATCTTACAGGGCCCGCAAAAGGTATACTTGGCACTCTAGGTACAGTTGCAGCTCTAGCTGGCCTTGCAGCATTCTTACAAAGTGATACATGGAAAAAGTTAAAAGATATTATAATTCCAAAGTTAGCTAAAATACTTAAAGGATTTGTTGAATCTATATCAGAATTTATTTTGGATTTCGCAGCATTTATAGAAGACCCAAGTTGGTCAACTTTTACAGAAATGTTTACTGGTAAATCTAGTAAGTTTATTTTAGGTTTAGTTGCCATTACTGCATTACTAAATCCGTTAAAATCTTTAAAACTTCTTAGACTAGCAGCTTCTGGTTTAATA